CAAATTTTTTTGATTAAGATTTAATGTGTGAACTTCATTTAATGAATATCCATTTACAATAATGTAATAAACAAACGATTCGGCTTCTTTAGCAGCCATCAAACGATGTTGACCGTCAATCACTTCCATCTTTTCATTTACTAAAATTGGATTGCATTTCATTCCATAAACACGAATTGAATCAGCTAACCGCTTAATGTGTTGTAAGTTTGGAACTCTGTTACCATCAATAGATTTGAACATTGACAAATCATTTGTTTTGTAAACCTTGTTTACTTCTGTTTTTAGTTGCACGTGGGTACTATTATTTCCCATTGGTGCTGTTGTTGTGTTGAACATAATTATTTATTATTTAATTCATTTACATATTGAGCATAATATTCAGAGCATGCTATTAATCTCTCTTTTATCTGTTCCTCAATGGCTAAGTCTCTCTCATATCTTAACACAGTCACCCTATGGTGTGCAGGTATGTGATTAACCTTATGAATTGATTTGTTATCCCAATCAGTGAGCAGAGTATCATCTGTATCATACATGGTGTACACTAACTCAAATGAAGGTCTATCATACAGCCACATGTATGCTCTACCCTGCCACTCATAATCTGAGTTATCACCTTCCGATGGTGTTGCTGGGAAGGTCTCTAATGACCAGGAGCTCTTGATGTCAATGATCACCTCATCCATGAGTATATCACAACACCCTGACATGAGTTCATTAGTTACTCTGATTGTGTTCTTAGTGTACTTTTTAGTGAACCTTACATCATTGAGTAAGTCAATACCATCCTGCTCCCAATCAGTTCCTTTGATCATTGGCTTAGTCTTAATATCTGAGCTATATCCAAAGAAATCCTGTTTTGCTATCTTACGTATCTCTGACTTAGCAGTCTCAGACAATAGCTCAGACTTACTCCTGGAGTTAGTCATGAGCTTACCTAATTGTGATGGACGCCATTTCATAGTTGTGCCTCCTGTTCTTTGGTTAAATAGAACTTAGCTTTCAATTGATCAGTTGTGAACTCACCTTTATTGATTGACTCAAGAGCAGCCTTGAAACGTGCATCTGATAATGATTCTTTTTTAGTCTCAGTTGGTTGCTCCTTAGATGCCTGTTGACCATCATCATCCACTGCCTGTAATGATAGAGCACTTTGAAGGGTGTAACGTCTGTAGTAAGTGATTGCACTACCCATTTGTTGTGGTGTGATACCTTGAGGTAAGTCCATACATGACTCGAGCATTGCACCTGAGTCAATATCTACTATCTGAGTACACACACTGTTACCTTGGATAGGTTGGATAAGTAGCAAGCCATTCTCTAAGAGTACAGGCTCAACAGTGCTAAGGATAGCATTAAGGTCAGCGTACTTTGAGTGATGACTCATAGCGTTCTTAGTTACCTTACCAATGGCTAACTTTGCCCTGTGTAGTTTTTGATGTAGAGTGAGTGTGTTACTCAACTCATTCAGCTCCTTGATTTTCTCAGTCGCTGTTTTGATTTCTTTTTCCATACTGTTTTTATTTATTGCATCAAAGTTAATAAAAGATTGCATAAGTACAAAATAAAGTTATTAACATTTGTATGTTAGTTCCTCACCTGTAAGTGCAAAGTATAGGTTTTCAAGTTGATGAACGTATTTGATACTTGTAATATAATAACATCCAGCATTTGAACTATCATTGTTATAATACCAATTATCATCCTCATCATTATAACCTACTGAATTGTAATAACCTTTTGCTTTTATTACATAATTATTATAGTGTTCCTTGTATTCAAACCCTACCTTAATCAACCACTCCTCACTTATCTCAAGAGCCTGATAAAAATCATCAATCTCATCATCTAATAAATTTTCAATATCCTCTAAGTTAATGAGTCCTATCTTATAAGTTCCATCACCTAACTCAATCTTATATGAGTTACCTAATCTAATTTCATGTGAGTCTAATGTCATAATCTAATCTATTTCATTATTAATCCCCTTTACAGGGTGTTTATATTTCTTCCTAAGATGCTTTAACTTGACCTTGAACTTAGGCATTTTTAGTTTGATTCTCATATCCCTAATGTAAATTGTTCATACCACTCAACAAAACTATCAAAGTCTCTCACAATAATATACACACCTCCTGCCCTTTCAATGGAGGCTTGATATTCCTTCTGAGCATCTGACTGTCTATCCTTCCCAAATTTTACCTCGAGCTTAACTGACCTCCCTCTGATCGTGGCAGAAATATCTGCTGTTCCTTTGGTTGACTGTCCAGGTGTCCATTTGCCCGGTAACTGTTTTGTGTGTGCCATGATGCCAGATCCGACCTGTATCTTTGCTCCTTCCCTGTACTGACCTTGAGATGATATTCTCTCAGCTTGACCGCCCATGAACTGTATCCATGCAATGACACACTTTGTCAAGGCATTAGCAGAGTTATCTGTCCAATCAGTCTTAGGGATGTATGCCTCTGGCATGTTAGGATACTTCTGTTTCAACTGCTCCATCATAAGAGCATTGAGTTTTTCTTTGTTTATTCGTTTCATATTATTGTCTACGTCTACCACCTTCAAATGGGATGATTGTTAAATTAAAAATCTCATAAATTATCTCAGATGATGAGTATCCCCCAAAATCAAATTGTAAATTATCATCCGTATCCCAGTAGCTTAAATATAGGGTAGGAATTCCTTTGTAAAAATCTAAGAATAAATACTTTGTGTAATTATAAATACCATACTCAGCAAATACATTCAATACTTTTTGATTGTGTATTGTACATTGACCTGTTTCGGTTTCATACCCTGAAAATTCAAAATGTAAATCTCCTTTTTTTAACCTGATAAAATCAATTATCTCATCTTTTGATGCTGTTTTTAATCTTTGTGCTGTCATTTTTTCTCTATTTTAATTATCCAATTATTAACTGTTGTTCTGCTAACTTGTAAAATCTCAGATGCTGTTGTTCTATTTAGATTAGGATCTGATTGATACATAGCTACAAATTTATCATACTTATTAACTCCATTACTTGCCTTAATAATATACTTCATATCCTTTTTATCCTGTGATTCAATCTTAACTTATTTACTCATGTTAATAAAGTAGTCAGACAGTTTCTCAGCTTTCAACATAGCATCTGCACCTATCAAACTATAAGAGCCATCATTCTCTTCAATATCATAGCTCCATAAAGCATTGAGAAGGAGTGCAAATCTTGGGATATAGCTCTTTTGCTTAGGCAACATTGACTTCATATATTCATTCTCACTATCACTGTTCTGCATCTCAGTAATCTTATTGAATATTCTCATCCATTGTATCTTAGCCTTTGGAGATAGTATTGCCTTAATAGGCTCAATATCATCCTCTTGATTGTATTTAACCCACTCTCTTTTAACTGTATCAAAAAACTTAACAACATACTCATCATACCAAATTAAGATACGGTCATCCATCTCATTTTCATTGTAAGTATCAACATACAAATCAGGGAAAGTTATTAACATCCTATCTGTAAATCCATTTTCTTTATTCTCTTCTGTATTAAACTGATCAAAGATACTTGGCTGGATACCTCCAAGCACAGGGATGTGAGGTTTGTCAACAAATGAACTCTTAGCTGTTTTTCTATTCATACTTACAGCCTTACCACTCCAACATGATAGCCAAAACTCAAGGTCAGAACCTGCCCTATATTTGTTCATGTCTTTAAACCAACCTGCCAGCTCATCTTTAAACACACCCACAGCATTCTTATTTTCTTCATGCAAGTCAACTAATGCCTCAAGTGTAATGTCATTCACTATAAATTGAGTCTTTTTAGGCTTTCTTACCTCCTCTGAGTGCTCCTTATCCTTTTTATCTTTTTTATCATACTCTACCCACTTAGAATATTCCTTGATATAACGTCTTATGTGAGTATTATTTATAACCTCAAGAGGTCTTATCATTTGGTTAATGCTTGGAGTCTTACCTATCCCTGCTTTACCTACTAATGAGATCCAAACTGTTGCATTTTCAACCCATCCTGTCTTAACTTCGAGCTTCAATGAGTTACCAACTATCACTGATAATAGCCAAAGGAATGAGCTACCCATGTAATCAATAGATAGACCTAATGTTTTAGCACTCTCAAGGATGTAGAGTTGAATATTCTCAGGAAATATATCAATAGGAAATGTCAACTTATCAAGGTCAACTGTAGGTCTATCCTCTATATCAATTTTTGGCACTCTTCGAGTTCCATAGCCTTTGTGATATAAAAAATTTGCAGCAACTTTAAAATCACCAAAATGAAACTTATGAGCATAGATAGCAAATGGACTTAATAACTTCTCAGCAGGATAGTTTGTTCCTGTGCTAAATAGATACATACATCCACTATCTTTATACACATATCCTGAGTGAGGTGAAGTAGCTCCATGCCGTCTTATGATGTAATTCTTAGTAGTGTTTCTTACAATAGTAAACTCATCTGAAATAAGATCTATTGTGTTGCTTTGATTGTTATAATCATCCCAAGGACTTATCTCATTATCATTAACCTTATATTCTTTTTTAGTAGGTTTATCCAGGTTAACCTCTTCAATATAGTTGTAAGTCCTC